CGGCCATGAGTTCCCGGTCTGATGGAGGATGGCCGCCGTTTCCGGTGCCGCAGTCGAAGCCGATGACTGTGCGCGAGGGATTGGAAAGGCAGGCGTTTGCTGCATTACAGCCCGCTCCGCCGTGGCGCGACTACAATCGGCGTTTGTGGCAGCAGATGAAGCCGGGACAAAATGGAGTAGATGGAAGTGCGTTCAATCACTGTCGGGTGCATCCCGACAAGCCCTCGCCAACGGTTCCGAAGTCCTGCGTCTTTGGCGGCTTCAGTTCGCTTTACCACTGGAGCGAACCGCGCTCGCTGTCAATCGGGGAACTGGCGGCGCTGACATCTTTCCCTGATGACTTCCTGTGGCCGGCTGACTATGAGCAGGCGCACAACCGCATCGGCAACTCAGTTCCGCCGCGACTGACACAGGCAATCGCCGAAGTGTTGAGGGATGAAGTCTTGGGAACCGACCGCTTCACTTACATCAGCACCTTCGCCGGTTGCGGCGGCTCCTCCCTCGGCTACAAGTGGGCCGGGGGGCGCGGGCTTGCGGCAGTCGAGTTTGACGCAAACGCGGTCGCTACCTATCGCGCGAACTTCCCCGATACGCCGGTCATTGACCGCGACATTGCGAAGGTGACTGCCGAGGAACTGATGGAGGTCGCGCGCATTGGCGTCGGGCAACTTGATATTCTCGATGGCTCGCCGCCCTGCCAGGGCTTCTCCACCGCAGGCAAGCGCGTGATAACGGACCCGCGCAACAGCCTCTTCCGCGAGTATGTGCGGCTCATCGAAGGCCTCCAGCCGCGCGTCTTCGTCATGGAGAACGTGAGCGGGATGGTCAAGGGGAAGATGAAGCTCGTCTTCCGCGAGGTCATGCTGGCGCTCAAGGCCACCGGCTATGACGTGCGCTGCAAGCTGCTGAACGCGATGTACTTCAACGTGCCGCAGTCGCGGGAGCGGCTGATATGGATTGGAGTGCGGCCCGACGTGGAGAAGCCGCCGACCTTCCCGAAGGCGCAGGGGACGCTTCGCGCAGGCGATAGCCGAGCACATACGCGACGAGATACTTGAGGCGTGATAGCCATGCAGGAGACCCCGGCGGCATTGCAGGCGTTCGAGGATTACTGGGCGCTTGGGGACTCGCGCAGCTTCGCGAATCTGCTGAAGGCGTATCGCGAGAGAAGCGATAGAGGCGAAGAGGTTCCGACGGTGCGCGAGGGCACGATTGCCGACTGGTCGCGCGAGCATGGCTGGCAGGAGCGCGTGAAGGCCCGCATCGAAGAGGAAGCCGAGCGCACCCGCGAGCAGATGCGCAGGCGCGCGGACAAGTTCCGCGAGGCCGTCGCGACGGGCATTGAGACTGACGTGCGGCGCTACATCGCGGCACTCGCACAGAGCAATGGCGCGGCGCTTGCGGAGGATGCAGCTTCGCTGGAGCGCCTGACGAAGCTCTTCTTCCAGCTTGTGGAGCAGCCGCTTGCGGACAGGCACGAGCACTCCGGCCCCGGCGGAGGGGCGGTGCAGGTGGAGCATGGACTCGATCCCGCAGGACTTGCGAACGCACTTGACGGCCTACTCGCCGGAGCAGCAGGCGGCGCTTCGGGAGGAACTGACGCACTGGGCGAAGATTCCACCGACGATTGAGCAGTTCATCCTCGAAGACTACTACCTCGGGCAACGTGAGTTCTGCTGTGAAGCGGTGCTCAAGACACTCCGCGAAGTCTTCGATCCGGTGCGCAGTTACCGCGAAGCCGCGCTCGTCTGGGGTATCGGCGCGGGCAAGTCGTATGCGTCCTCAATCGCACTCGCTTACATGGCCTATCGCCTCCTCTGCCTGCGCGATCCGCAAGCCTATTACGGGCTTGCGCCCGGCAGCGAGATTGCGGTTGTCAACTTCAGCGTCACCGCGACGCAGGCGAAGCGCGTCGTCTTCGATGAAGTCCTGGCGCGCATCGAGCACGCCCCCTGCTTCGCGGAGACAGGCTTCCAGCGCGACGAGAAGATCAATAGCGAACTTCGTTGGCCTGAGAAGTCGATCATCATTTTCCCCGGCAACTCGCAGGCCGAAAGCGCCATTGGTTACAACGTTATCGCGGCGGTGGTGGATGAAGCGGCGTGGTTGCCTGACGTGGCTTCCTCCGTGCGCGTGGCGGGCCGAACGAACTCCTCGCGCTATGACGCCGCTGAGGAACTGTACAATGCGATCAGCAAGCGCATCAAGTCGCGCGGTAACGCACGCTGGCAGCGCGACGGGCGCTTCCTGATGATAAGTTCGCCGCGCTACGTGGGGGACTTCATCGAGGGCAAGTACGCGGAGGCGAGCGCAAAGCCTCACGTCTACGCGACGCGCTTGCCAACGTGGGAGGGGCCGAGTAAGCGGCGACTGTGCGGCGAGGTGTTCCAGGACGCGAAACTGGGGCCAGTGCCCGTCGAGTATCAGGAGGATTTCGAGCGCGATCCCGAGCGGGCGCGGCGCGACCTTGGCGCGCATCCGAGTGACGCCATCGACGGGTACTTCACCGATCACGCGGCGCTGGAAGCGGTCTATGACGCGACCCTGCCGAACATCATGGACGGGGCGCTGACGCTGCGCGGTGGCTACACGCGGCAGATGACCTTCGACGACGGCCACACCCGCTTCGCGCACATTGACCTCGCGCTGAAGCACGATGCGGCGGGCATCGCGATAGGGCATCCCGAAGGCGAAGAGATCGTCTTCGACCTTGTGACGTACCTGACGCTTGCGGACTTCCCGACCTCCGAGGAGATTGACTTGCAGGCGATCCGCGACCTGCTGCTCAACCTGCGCGGGCGCGGGATGCAGTTCCGCCTCGTGACTTTCGATGGCTTCCAGAGCGCCGATAGCCGCCAACTACTCAAGCACGCGGGCATTCCGACGGAACTCCTGTCGGTGGATCGCGGCACTGAGGCATACGACACCGCGAAGGAATGGATATACGCCGGGCGGGTGCGGATGCCGGATACAGAGCGGTCGCGCAGGTTTGTGGAGGAGGCGCGGCGCTTGGAACTTGTACAGGGCAAGAAGGTTGACCATCCCCGCAACAGCAGCAAGGACGTAGCCGACGCAGTTGCCGGTGTCATCACGAATGCAAGTGGGGGGCAGCCACCACGCACGGACACTCGCGACCTCGACCACCACGAAGTACCCGGCTTCGATAGCGCAAACGCGGACCTGCCGAAAGACGCCACGCCCCATGAGCGCGAACAATACGAGCGCTACGGACACACCGCGACGAGATACGATGCGCCGCGCGCCAATGTCGAATCCCGGTTGTGAGGGACCTGATGAATAACCCGCTTCAGTCCGTTCGCAACTGGTTCACGGTGCCACGCGCAGGCGATGTGGCCGCACTTCAGGCGCAGGTGGCGCGCCTGAAGGCAGCCGTCGAAGCCGCAGAGGTGCGCGGCGAGGGCGGCGACAGCGCCTCCATTCCGCAGGGCGAACTTGGTTTCACCGGCCTCAAGATCGTCAATGGCGTCATCGACGACGAATATCTCACGGCACTTGACGACCTGGAGGACCGCGTTGCTGAGTATGACCGGATGCGCGGCATGGGAAGCGTCGCAGCTCTGATGCAGGCCATTCGCCTGCCGATCCTGGGTGCGCACTTCCGCGTGGACCCGGTTGACGAGAAGAACGCAGGTGAGGTGGAGCTTGCGGAGCGCGTGCAGGCGAACCTTCTTGGCGGTATGACGCACACATTTGACGACTTCTTGCGCCACGCCACGCTTGGCTGCTTCTACGGTTTCGCGCTCTTCGAGAAGGTGTTCGAGGAACAGGAGGGCGGCTGGGTGGGCTGGCGCAAGTTCGCGCCGCGCAAGCCCACGACCGTCGAGAAGTGGATCGTTGACGCGACCGGCGGGCTGTCGGGCATCGAGCAGCGCGGCTATGCGTTCACTGAAGATGGTGGCTGGACCTACCGCACGGGCGTTCCGATCCCCATAGAGAAGTTGCTGCTCATGTCGTGGCAGCAGGAGTATGGGAACTTCGAGGGACGCGGCATCTTCCGCGACTGCTACCGGCACTTCTACTACGCGGACAAACTGCACAACCTCGCGGCGATCCGGTGCGAACGTGCCGCGATCCCGGTGCCGACCGCCGAGTATGACACAAGCGCGGTAGACAACAAGGCAATGGCGCTTGACGATGAGCACGAGCGCGAGCTGCTCACTGCGCTCCAGCGGCTGGGCAGGCACGAGTCCTCCGCGTTGCTGCTCCCGTGGGGCGTGCGGCTTAACAAGGGGCCGATGGAGGGCGAGGCGGCAGTCCCGTTCCTCGACTACATCCAGCACCACGAGACGCAGATACTCATGACAGGCCTGGCGCAGTTCCTCGGACTGGGGCAAGGCGAGAATACCGGCGCGTATGCGCTCTCGAAGGATGGCAGTAGCTTCTTCCTCAAAGCGCTCAACTATACCGCTCGGTGGATATGCAACTACCTCAACCGCTACGCAATCCGCCAACTTGTGGACTTCAACGAGAGCGGGCGCACGGAATACCCCGAACTGGCCTGCGAAGACATCGGCGTTGACGACCAGAAGGCGCTCTCCGCGCTGCTGCTCGACCTCAAGAATGGCGAGTTCATCGACCGCCCCGACGAGGTCGGCGACTACGTGCGCGAGGTGTTCGGCCTCCCGGAGATGCCGGAGGATCGCCGCGACGCACTTGAGGAGGCGCGTGAGAAGCGCGAGGAGGCCGCGTTGATCCTCACGGGGCAAACACCCGTCGCGGCGGCGCAGGCGCGTCAGGCAGGCGCACAGGCGGCAAGGAATGACGATGAGCAAAATGCGGACGCACAGGCGGTAGCAGCAAGCCTGCTGGGGGCTGTGGAGTTCGCCGACGAGGGCGCGGGCGAAGCGCCTGCCGAACTCGCGCAGGCAGAGGACGCGATGCGCGACGAGGGCGAGGCACTGCTTGATGCAATGGTGACGGGCTTCGTGAAGAAGTGTGGGCCGCTTGCGGAGAAGCGCGACTGGGCGGGGGTTGCGGATGTGCGGGTGCCGCTCGTGGGCAAGTACTCGAATTGGCTGCGCGGCTATCTGATGCAGGTGGTGGAGGCCGGGCGCGACGCGATGGCGGCGAGCGCGCCACCCGCGCCGATCACTGCCGAGGTGCGTTCGTGGGCGCGCGCGCAGGCACAGACGCTTGCGGACTACCACGCGGGCATCCTGCGCTTCGCAGTAACGCAATCGCTGATGAATGACACACAGGCAGGCATGGGCGTCGCGGGGGCGCTGCGCAATGCACAGGCGATAGGCAACGGCGCGGTGACAGCGCAGGTAGACGAGGACCTGATGGCGGCAAGCGAGATAGTGATTGAGAAGGTGCAGGAGGCGGCGGCCTCCGGCGTAGAGACTGGTGTATAATGGGGGCATCATGGACTGCGATTTGCCCGAACGCATCCGCAGACGAGCCGACAAGGGCTGGCGCGCCTATAAGCGCGGCTACGCGACGAAACACGGGAAGCGCATACTATTGCGCACCTGCCCCTGCGCGCTTGCGTCGAATGGCGAATGGCTGCCGGACCCGCTGTGCAGGACGTGCAGAGGCTACGGCGTGATACTGCTGGAGTGATCGTATGCCCCCGACTATCGCGCAACTGAGAGAGGCGGCGTTGAGGCGTCACGCGGAGCATGTAGGGCCGCGCCGCGTCTTCGGCCTCGGGGCATCCGCTGACGTTGCGCGCAGCGTCACTATTGGCGAGATGGGCAAGCACCTGCGCGCCACCTCTGCGGTGACGACGCAGCGAGCCTTCGAGTTCGGCAAGCAGTCGGGCGCGGGCATGGTGGGCGGCTACGGGATCGAAGCACCTGCAACGGCGGCGGTCGCGGAGTTCGTCGGGCCGAATGATACGCGGACCTGCCCTCTGTGCAGGGCGCTGCTGGGCAGCCGCTTCAAGGTCGGCAGTGCAGAGTACTACCGTTACATGCCGCCCGTGCATATCAACTGCCGCCATGTGCTCACTTACTACGAGTCGGGCGCATCCGGCGCGAAGGTGGAGTTCCGGCGTCCGCCAGAGGAACTCGTGCGCAAGCACGGGCACTTCGTATCGCAGCCCGCAAAGTATCAGGCGGTGCGGGTGCCCGCCTCCCCTACCGGGCGCGACGTTATCCTGCGGCGCATGAAGGACGCGGACAGCGGCGAGATCGTGACGCGGCTTGACTGGCTCAAGATGCCCGACCAGCCGGTGACGCAGGCGGCGCGAGAGACGCTTGTGCAGGCGCTCGGTTCGCCCGTGGAGGCGACGGCGGCCACCATCGACGAGGTAGTGGCGGCGCGCGACCTGCAACCGCTCATCGACGTGGGCTGGATGCGCGTAGTGGAGACGCAGGGGCCTGCGCGCACTGCGATTGCGGCGGGCGCGGACGCGGCGGCAGCAGAGGCGGCGTTCGCGCAGGCGAATCCGTTGGCGAAGATAGCGAGCATAGAGCCGGGCCAAGAGGTGGGCGCATGGCAGGTGGTCTACCATGAGTATGACGGGCGGCGCGTGCAACTGACGGCGCGCGGACGCAAGGCGGCGCTGCTCGAAAAGGACACACGGAGGTAGGACAATGGGTGAGCCGCTGGTGGTCTTCGACGCAGATGAGGTTCGCAGCATCGTGCCGCTGGAGTTTGCGGAGATGGAGCCGCACACATGGCATCCGATCATGCCGGTGGGTACATGGCGACACCCGCGCCACGGCATGGTGACCATCACCGATGAGGACGTGCGCGAGGCGGCGCAGCACTTCGCCGCGCAGATCATCGGGCAGCAGGTTCCCGTCGATCAAGCGGAGGGCCACTCGCAGGAGCGCGACGGTGCGTTCGGGTGGCTGGAGGAGGTTGAAGTGCGCGATGGCGGCCTCTACGGGAAGATGACATGGACCTCGAAGGGCCTAGAGGTCATCGCCGACAAGCGATTCAAGTACATGTCGCCTGTGATACACACCCGCGACCTGCCCTTCACCGCGCAGGACGGGACGAAGGTTCCGAACGTGGTCACGGCGGTGTCGCTGACGAACCATCCGGTGTTCAAGGGCCAGCCGGAACTCGCGATCAACATGAGCGAATACGAGGCGGTTGAGATGGCATGGGCGGGGTTGTCGGCTGAGGACATAAAGCGGCGTATCGACGACATACTCAACCCCCGTCGATCCGGCGATCTGCTCGCGATGCCGGCTGAGCGATGGTATGTGAAGTACGTCTACGAAGATCATGCTGTCGCGCGTAACACCAGCGATGACAAGTACTACCGCGTGCCATTCACAGTTGACGCAAACCATGATGTTGCGCTTGGCGAAAAGACGGAGGTTGTGCAGCAATGGGTTGCGGCAAGCGAAATCGAGGTCCCACTGTGGGCCGATACCGATAGCACACCCGATCCCGAGACGACAGGAGGTGACGCTATGAGTGAACAGACGCAGGAGCAGGAAGCGGTAGAGGCACCCGAAGAGGCTGCTGTAGCCGCATCGGAAGAGAGTGCTGAGACCACCACCGAGGAGCAGGACGTGGAGGCCACGACGGAAGAGGCCACCACCGAGGAGGAGGTCGAAGAGGAAGTCGAAGATGAGGTTGACGCCACCTCCGAGCCGGACGCAGAGGCCGAGGAGAGCGTTCCAATGAGCGAGGTGTTGGCCCTTCGCGAGCGCATCGCCACGCTGGAGCGCGACAAGGCGGAGGCTGAGGCGCGCGGTCGCTTTGAGGCCCTGGAGTTCTCCGAGACGGTTGTGGGTGAGAAGGGCCGCGCTATCCGCAGGTCCTCGAAGCTCGCTCCCGCCGCGCTGGAGACGCTGACGGACCTCTACCTCGCGCTCCCCGACGAGGACAGCCGCGCGAAGCTTGTGGCCTTCGCAGAGGGCGACAACACGCGCGTACCGCTGGGTGAATGGGGGACACAGGACGCGGTTGCCTTCGCCGAGACCACCACGGGCGGCATCGAGCGCGCCCTTGAGAGGAAGCGCGAGACGCTGCCCGACGACACAGTTGATGGCGCCATTGCCTTCGCAGAGGCCGAAGGGCTGACCGACGCGAAGGACGCGGACCGCGCCGTGCAGGGCTACATCGCCAAGCGCGACAACCTCAAGGGCTGAGGCCACCGCCGCGCTCGCAGTGTAGATGCCGCGTAGAGACCTCACACAGAAATGGGTTCGCTGTAATTGATGCCCTGCCGGGCTTGTCCGGTGGGGCTTTCCCGTTCTGAGGAGGTGCAACTACATGGCTGTTTTCACTCACGTAACCGCTTACGGCCCGACGCTGGAGGCTGGCGAGGACCTCGCTGCCGGTGACAACGTGTGCGTCGCCGACGCGGACGGCTTGCTCTACAAGGCCGATTCCAACGACGACACCCGCCGCCCGTGCATCGGCGCGGTAGACGTTGCCGTGTCCGAAGGCGAGGACGCGGCGGTGATCCTCGCAGGTCGCCGCAATGACGGAACCTCCCTCAAGGAGGGCCAGATGATCTACCTCAGCGCGACCCCTGGCGCTGAGACGCAGACCGGCAACACCGGCGTGCAGGTGATCGGTATCGCCTACTCGACGACTGAGTGGTACTTCGCGCCGCAGCTTTCGTACGGCATCCCGACTGCTTAGGAGGTGTAGGGCAGATGGCTGAAGGACTGTATACAACCGACAATGTTGCGTCCTCAAAGCTCTACACCGAGTTCATGCAGTCGGTGGAGCTTACCAAGGGGTCGCGGGAACTCTTCCGCGACCTGTTCTGCAACACGACTCAGAAGAAGACGGTGCGCGTGACGCAGAGTGCGTTGCGCTTCGTCGCTGGTGGCTCGGACTTGAGCACCCCTCCGTGGGATCGCACTCACTACCGCGACATCGCCCTTCCGACGCCCCGCAAGTTCGAGCTTGCGGCTGGCTTCACGAAGGAGGCGTGGGAGCGCGGACTGGATGCATCCGAGGTGCGCACTCTTCAGCAGGACGTGCTTCGCGCTGACGAGCGCCTCATTCAGGAGCTTGTCCTGAGCGCAATTATGACTGATGGCGGCCTGTGGGATGGCAGTATGACGCTCGCCCCACCTGCCTACCAGTCGAACTCGTTCCTGACCACGCATGACCATTACCTCGCCTCCGATGCGTCCGGTGAGCCGACCCTCGCGCTCGTCGCCGACGGCAAGCACCATCTCGTCGAACACGGCTATGAGGGCTTCATCGGCTTCTGGCCGTCCTCGATGGCGGAGCTTGTTGAGGGCAAGGCGGAGTGGGAGACGACCTCCAACTATGTCACCACACCGACCATCGCGCGGCTCCAGGAGCGCGGGATCATGCCCAACGAGACCTTCGTTGCGGCGGGCGTCCCGTTCATGGTGAACGACTGGGTTCCCGAGAACTACTTCATCATCGTGGCGACCAACGTCAAACTCTGCCACTGGCGCGAGGTGGAGGGTCCGGGTACGGGCCTCATCGCCCACTCGACCGACGACTTCAACAAGACCATCGACGAGTACCGGCGCTATGGCAGCGTGAAGGTCACTTCGCGCGGCGCGGCGGTCGTCTACTACCTGAACTCCGGGACGTACGTATCTCCGAGCTTTACCTACTCCAGTTACGCGGCCTGATCGCACCGGCCCCTGACCGGCGAGAGGTGGCCTTCACTGGCTGCCTCTCGCCACTTTGAGGAGTGAGTGGCTATGGCCCTCAAGTTCCATGCCGCAGGGACCATCGCGGCGGGCGGCGTTGCGAACACCGGCGCTGCGCACACGGTTGGCCGGTATGAGTGCGTTGACCTCTACTACAGCGTCGCATTCGGCGATGGCGACAAATCCCTTGTGCTCACTGTAGAGGTAAGCGACGACGGCTCCACATGGCGCGCGGTGCCCGTGCGCGATCTTGGTGACACCGGCGGAAAGTACGTCGCCTCGAAGACGATCACGGCGGACGGTAGTAGCGTGTTGCGCCTTGAGACACAGGCGCAGCATGTACGCCTCTCCGCCGCCAACAACAGCGCGAACGCCTGCACCCTCACTGCCGAGGGATTCGTGGGCAGATAGATCGGAGGCAGTGACCAGAATGAGCGAAGAGCAGATTGCCAACGTGAAGCCTGACGAGCCAAAGGCAGTGGGCGCGGAGGTATTCGCGCGCCAACAGGACCCGGTTGTGAACGCGCCGGAGGGCACCGTGCTCGTGCTACCGGGGCCAAAGCCCGTGTACTTGAACAAGGACGGGGCGCTTGCGTGGATTGACTTGCAGATCGAGCGCTGTCAGCGCAAGGCGAGTGATCCCGACTATGGCGAGAACCTCGGTGCGGTGACGCGCCTGCAATACCTGATGAAAGAGCGCGAGAAGCTCGACGCGGCGCGCGGGAAGATTAAGCCGCGCCTGGTTGACGAACTGGCGCACCCGGAGACGCCCGTGAGGTAGGCGAACGCCCATGCCCTACGCGACGATCACGATGGTCCAACAGCACCTCCCCCAGCGGTGGCGCGACGACGCCGAACTGAGCGCGCGCATTGGCGACGTGCAGACTGCCGCCGAAGAGGACGTGGATCGCGCCCTCAGCGTGAAGTATGTCGTGCCGGTAAGCGCAACAACCTCGCCGCTTGCGTACGTTACGGTGCAGCGGTTGTGCGCGCGATTGATCGCGGCGCGGGCGCTCAAACTCCACCGCGCGATTGACGCGGTAGAGACCGCCTGGTATGCGCGCGACCTCGAAAAAGAAGTCCTAAGTGTGCTCACGGAGTTCGCGGAGGGCAATGGAGTGCTGCCCGACGATGCGGTGCTCAATGAGTGTCCGGCGGGCCTCGACGTGCATGATGGTTTCGATGGGATGAGCGCCTCAGAGCAGGCGAAGTGGTTGCCGTGGTTTACGCGAGGTGATAAGTGGTGAGTCCTGCCACGACTGAGGTGAGCACTGACGGCTACGGGCCACTTGAGGCCGCGTTGCGCACCGCAGGCGAGGCGCAGCAGGACCTCAGTAGTGCGTTCACGCAGATCATGTTCCAGTTCCAGGAGGAACAGGAGCAGGTCTTCGCGTCTTCGGGCGCGTTCGGTGGTCGCACCGTGTGGAAGCCTTTGTCGGAGAAGTACGCGGCGTGGAAGGAGAAGGTCATCGCGGGCGCGCCGATCCTCACGCTCACGAGCATCATGCGCGAGTCGCTCACTGACGCAGAGGCCACCGGCGCGGTGCGCGTGGTAACCGCCGACGAACTCTTTATCGGGACAGACTTCATGGTCGGCGACTACAACCTCGCCGAACTTCACCACACTGGCACCAAGCGCGGCCTCCCCAAGCGCGAGCCAATCCGCGTTACCGAGGACCAGATGGACACCTGGACTGAGATCATAGCCCGGCACCTCGTCGGCGAGAGGTCTGAGATCGCATGGCAATAGCCTACGCCAACTCAATTCGCGCGGCGCTGCTTGCGGTGCTCAAGACGAGCCTCCCGGCGGTAGTCAACACGCTTGGCCTCGAACCGATCCACACATGGGAGAGCAAGCGCGTCGGAGAGCCGAGTAGTTCAGAGACGCCCGCACTCGTTATCCGCTGGGCAGGTTGGCAGCAGCCCTATACGACCGGAGAGGTCTTCGACGCCGGGGAATCGACGCAGAGCGACAGCATCTACCGCTTCTACGTGTGGCTCTTCTACGCAGGCGCGGATGAAGAGGTTGTTGACGAGCAACTGGCGGGCTACGCGGAGGCCATTCGCGCGGTGCTTGACGACGTAGCCAACTGTGACCTCGGCGGCGTCGCACAGGACGTGTGGACCGACGAATGCACCACCTCCCCGGCGGTGCGCATCAGCGGCGACGACCGTCTGTTTCGCGCAACGCAGATAAGCGTGCGGGTGTGGAAGACACGCATCCTCGGCACCTATTCAGACTGACCCCTCGCCGGGAGCGGCGAGGCTAATGGAGGTTATGAGCTGTGGGCATTTTCCCGGCCAAGAAGACTAAGCTCGGCTTCGCGCTCCTGGACGCGAAGGGGGGCAACGCGACGACCGCTGAGGACTTTGACATCTATCCGTTGCCAGAGGCGGAGAGCATTACCGAGGACCCCGGTTACACGTTCCTTGAATGGGCCGATGGGCGCAAGTATCTCGACAGTTACGTATCCGGCCTCCAGTCTGTGAGCGGCAGCCTGACACTACCGATGATACCCGGCTACTGCGCGGACCTCTTCGCGTGGGCCACCACCCGCGACAGCAACGAGCAGGGCAAGTGGGCGATCATTAACCCCGAGTTCGTGCATACGCGGCGCAAGTTCCGCGACTGCAAGTGTTCGACGGCGCGCCTGAGTTTTCGCGCCGCCGAACTGCCGATGATGCGCTTCGACGTGTCCGGGCGCTTCGGTGAGGCGGGCGTGGACCTCACCGCCGCACACGCGCTGGAGGTTGTGCCCTACCGCATCGGCGAGCAGAAGTTTGAGATTAAGCTGGGTGGTTCAACAACATTCGCCCAGTCGTGCTACGTCAGTTCGCTCGACATCGAGATTGACAACGCAACCGAGTCGCCCGAGGATGGCGCGACGATCTGCGAGACCTACTATGCGTACGACATCGGCAATGACTACGGGCCGCGCGTGACCGGCACATTGGACCGGCGCTTCGTGGATGATGACCTCTACGCCGACTTCATTGCCGGGCAGGAGGGCGCGCTTCGGATCACGCTCACGGCGGCAGGCATCGCGACGGCGACGATCACCATGCCGCGCATCGTCTACACGGGACAGGGCCTCCACGCGGGCGGCAGTGGCATTATGCGCGAGACTGGCGTTCCGTTTACGGCGCTGGGCAGCGGCACTCACTACACGACCGCGCCGATCACGCTTCTGGAGGTAGCAGCGTAGGGGGAGGAGAGGACCCGCAATGAGACACTTGACGACGAGCATTGAGGAGGCGGCGACGTTGGCCGCCCTCGGCTACAACATGGCAGGCGGCCATACGATCACGACGGAGGAGGCCTCTGGGCTGCGCGAGGCGGGAGATCGCAACGCACGCCCCGGAAGCGTCGCCTTCTCCATCATCGTGGAGGACGCCGAGGTGTTCGCCGATCTACTGCCGACCGTGCGCAATGGCGAGTGCTTCGTACATCTGCGCATCTACCGCGAGACGATCCGCCGCTGTCGTTCGCTCATTCACGAACTCACCGCATAGAGAGAGGTGCCCGCATTGATAGAGGAACGCACAGAGGATCAGGGCGCACAGGACGAAGTTGCTCCTGACTTCACGCACTTCGGCGTCGTGCTGGAGCGCAAGCCCCGCAAGGTCTTCATCCCCACGCTACCGCACAAGTACTTCTTCGAACTACGCGCCCCCGACGCGAAGGGGGTGGCGGAGATAGATGCGGCGCGGTATGAGTTCCACGCTGACGGTGTAACCATCGACGAGGATGGCAACGCAGTCGGCGCCGAGTTCGTCGGCAGTATCAACGCCTGGAACCACCTCCTCGCGAAGTGCTATGCGCAGATCACGGACTTCTGTCTGCCCTACACGAAGGATGACAGCGAGGCGGGCGAGGTCCGCTTCAAGGCGGCGAACGAGGGGCGCAACTCGCACAATCGCAATGTCTACGAGTCCCTGTCACCTGCGCTGGCACACTACCTCGAAGGTGCGCTGGACTGGGCGGCGGGCGAGAGCGGCGGGGCGCGTGAGGCATTCGAGGCGCTTTTAAACTCATCGCCCTCACTCGTGGCCGACTGAGTGAGGCCGCCGCGACGGGCGCGCGGCTCAACTGGTGGACGTTGACGCACCCGGAGGCAGAGCACGAGGAGCGGCCAGAAAGCGACGGTGAGATCACGCCCTTCAGCACTCGCGAGGAGCGCCGCGCATTCATCCAGCGCACGCAGGAGCGCGCGGGTGAGGTGCGAGACGCGAGGGCGCGCGAGATAGTGGAGAGACAGGCGGACTCGCAGGAGCAACTCAAGCTCCTGTGGTTGAGGCGCGTATGGGATGAGGCCCTGTGGTTGGCGGAGTATAGCATTCCGCCGACGGGC